TAGCCGTAGCCGTAGCCGTAGCCGAAACCGCAGCCGGAGCTGTAGCCTACTTCACCCATACCGGCACCTCCTCAATGCTTTTGCGCGCCTCTGAAGTGCAATCAAGGATCTCAAACGACTCTAGTAGCTCAACGCGAGACACCGGCGCAGGAAACTTGCAGTCATCAGGATTGCTTGTGCCAGTAGTAGCTAGTTGAGATAGCGACGCAGCTCCGCTCCAATACCAGATGCGCCTAGCGTCTTTCAGTACAACCTCGCGCTCTTTGCGAGATACGAAAACACCGGCAAACACTCCTGCGAGGTTGCTGCGGACTATCACGTACCGCTCTTGCTTCTTCGTCTTCTTGCTCACTTTCTTCTTCGTTGGCATATGCTTCCTATTTGTTGGGTTACTTTTCTTTGCTGTCATGGGGCTCCTGTTCAAACAAAGCTTCGAGGTGCGAGAGCTTTACGCACGTAAAGTCGCCGCTTCCAATGCTTGTTTGTAGCTCATTTCTACCCCTGAAAAATAAGTTTATAGCTGGCAAGCTCACGCTCCAGTTGCAAAACCCGAGCTTCTAATTGCCTTACTTTTTCATTCGTGGCCGCCTCAAGCACCTCAGCTCTCATCTCAGCAGAGACCCGTAAAGCCTCTTGCAGCTCTAAGATACGGCGATTAAGGCGGTCTATTATTGCTAGTTGTGTCTCCATCTTGCGCGCCTCAGAATGGAATATCGTCGTCAGAGAATGGAGAGGATGCCTTCGCAACTGGCTGTGGCTCGGTGCTTTCTCCTACGCTAGAAACCCATGTCTTTACCTCTGTAAACAGGGCTAGAAGTTCGTCTAAGTCAGACGGCCAGAGATATTTACTCTCTTTATACGCGCCATCCTTGTCCTTGTACTGCTTTCTGAAAGTAAACGAGATTGCTCCTGAATCGTTTTGCCAGGCTGCAATATCGAGCTTTCCTTTTCTCCAAGCCTTCAGTGGTTTTCCCATTTTCTATTGTCTCCTTAGTAGCAAAGTGATACGACCGGAACGTATCAGACTGATTCTAATCATACAACGGAGAAAAGCACTAAAAATGTCGAAAAATCAGCATAACGGGCTACTACTGCTGCCTGACGCGCTCATGAAACTAAGGCTTACCCCAACAGAACGTAGCCTTTTGAGCCTGGCTTATAGCCTTGATGACATAGGCGGCTTGCCGAATAAGGCAGGGACTATTTCAAGCTTTTTGCAATGCTCTGAGATCAGCATTAAGCGAGCGAGGCGGCACCTTGTACAATCAAGGCTTTTGCTTCGAGCGGAGGGACGCTTGTGGCTAAACCTGGCCGCCTTCCCGAAAGTGGTACAGACACAGCTTTTACAACTCCTCGCTGAGACCAAAGACCAACGTAATGTGTAGGGGCTTTCTAAAACTGCACCGAGACCTGTTAGAAGCTGGCTTTAGCTTAGTTGAAGCCGGAGTCTATGGGTATGTCGAAACGTTCGAGCAACGAGGCCAGCCATGCTTCGCCTCTGATGAGGCTATCGGGGAGGCACTAAACGTCGATAGAAAGACCGTTTTTCGAGCTAGAAAAAAGCTAGAAGAAAGGGGTGCTTTGATATGCCTAAAAATGGGCAAAAAAAGGTGCCTCAAAACCGCTCTTTTGGAAGCCTTGGCAGCCTGTGGATAACCTGTGGATAACCTGTGGATAACCTGTGGATAACTTTTTTAGGGGGAAAGTAAGCAGTACCATTTTGGTACTAATGTTGTACCAATTTGGTACTCGATTAGTACCATTTTGGTACACTAGATAGATATAGATAGATATAGATAGATACTGACATAGTAGATCTAAGTTAGATCTAACTTAGATCTGTCAGATCGGCAAAACGACACGCGACAAAGACAAGCCTTTTTTGATTCAAATTTAGGACCATGAGACAGTACCAAAAACCTGCCCTTCAAGAGCTGCACAATCGCCTCTATCAAATCCTTCCCGAGTACAAGCCAATCTCCCAGCTGAAGCATGGGCAGGTAGGCACCTGGAAAGCCATCACGTCTGATGGAGATGTGTTTTTAGTTACGTGGTCGGAAGGTGCCAACGAAGTTATGAGGCAGGAAAAAGCTTTCTTTTGCGACTATGACGGGCTTCGTAAAGGCACCGCTCAGAGAGCCCCAGGACCTGAAGATGGTTGGAACGTCTTGCCTGAATAGCCTGTTTTCTCTAAACTGCACTTGTTCGTTCCATCTGTTTCCGGGCCGGGGCGGTACCGCAGCCCCCCGGCCATTTTTTCTTATTCTTTTCCGAGTAGCGTTCCAATAGCCTGACTTGCCCAGAGCACCCCGTCACGCTGGCCTCTTTCGAAATTGCTTTCTCGTTCACTAATCAACGTCGCGATGCGGTCCGAGAACTGATTTAGATACTGCCAGAGCCTTTCAGCCCCAGCATTAAAAGCATCTCGTGCTGTCTCTGCCATGTCGCCTTTCATGTCTTCGGCATACACCAAAGCATCCTGGTCTAGTTGGTGAATCGCTTCGCTCGCCCTATCGGACCGGATTGTATGTTGCATATTTGATCCTTCTTAAAATCGCCTGTTCTATGAACGCTTTTATGCTTATCTGCTCTTTTTCCGTTTGTTGTCTCATGGCTTCGTAAACATCACTTGCCATGTAAATCGTGTACCGCCGGTACCCTTCCGGCGGGCTATCGTAACGCTTTCGTCCCTCAAGCTTCTTCATTGCCCTCCTCGCCTTTCTCGACCTCGCCTTCTTCGAGTGTCTCTGCTGCTACCTCGTACCGCTTCAGCTTCGGGAGTGCTTCAGGTGCCAGCCATACGCCGTCACCTAGGTCGATTGCTGACCGGCTTCGCAGGTACTCTTCGGCCGCTTCCCGGCTCTCGGTCAGGCTGGAAATGTCATAACGAGTCGGTTCCGCCTTCTTCGAATCGCTTATAACGGCCCTAGCTTCGCTTATAGGACGTTTTGACGGGGCACCCTTGGTGTACCCTAGGACCTCCCCTGTTCGTTCGTCTACGACCGCGCTAGCGCCTTCTATAAGGTTTACCGCCCTCTTCGATTCTCGGGTCTCCCGTAGTGCATACTCAGGCGGCATTTCTTCTTGAGCGTACAGGCCGGAAAGCTCTTGGACAAAAGCCTCTCGGATAGCTAGTGCCTTCGCACACTTTGAAAGCATTACCGAAGGCATCGTTTGCCACACCGGAGTCGCCTTCCTATACTCGGACATATAGGCGGTAGCAGTCGCAGGAATGCGTCTATCTTTGCGGTATACCTTTGCCGTAGCTGATACGATCTGACTACCTTCCCGCTCGAAAGTTACCTCTAAGCCATCGAATTGTGGGTGAGCGTTAGCGATCTTGAGGAACCCATTGATCCCAGTCATTAACTGCAATCGTCCACCTGCTTTAATTGCCCAAAGTTCCTTTAACGCAGGGTTGAGACCCGTCGCTCGAGCCATCTCGGCAAAAAGCTGGAATTCCCCGTCGCTTAAGCCTGGCGCTATCGTATTTCGTAGCGCTTCCAGCATCCCCGCATCTTGCCCATGCTTTATAATTGCCTTGTCATTCATCGTTTCCAATCTCCAACGGTTCAATTAGATCCATGACACTGTACACCGTCAATTCAGCGTCCTGGTTTATCAACTGAGAGACGCCATGCCATCCGATAGATGGCACATAGTCACTCCCTGTTTTTTCAACCGTGAACACCACGCCATCATGGCGCAATGTCCACCTATTCCCTTCTTTGCTTACCAATTCCATGGCACTGGACCTCGTAGCGGTTGGCCTAGTGCGTCGTTAGGAACCACACGTTCAACCGTTTCCACGCCCGTTAGATCCCGATCAAATAACTGCCGTGTCTCACGTGTCGTAGTGACTCGACTGTACCCCGTGCCCCAAGGCCCCCTATCTTGCGGGATGGGGATCCCTGGTTGTACCTGTATCACTTGCGGCTCCCGTGTTTTTTCAGCCAACGGATTGATCCCGTGAGCCATCATCAAATCTTGTTCTATTGTTTGTGCTAGTGCTATTGTCGGGTATAGTAAGATTGCCAGTAGTGCGCGTTTCATTGTGCTATTCATTGTGCTTTCTCCTCTTTGTCTGTATGTTTCCATCGTTCTGTTTCCTTCCTATGCTGATAATACCTTCGTGAGATCTTCTGATACGCGCTCGACATCCCATTCAATCGTCGGGAGATCGTAGCTAACGCGCCCTTGCCACGTCCCGTCGCTATCAATAAAAAACCTCACGTTGCCTAACATAATCTCAGTTGACCCCGCTTTCCGTAATGCTTGCTCGATTAGTTCTACAAACTGTGTTTGTTTCATGGTGTTCGTTCCTTGGTTGGTGTCAGTACCGCACTGACTATATAGATTCTGCCTTTATGTCTGACATAGTGCAAGTGATTATCTGATGACACCGATGTTTTTTTCTGCTATGCAAAGATTGCATGGCAACTACGCAAAAATTGCATAGTGACCCTCTGCTGGAGCGGAGAGGAAAGGTTGTTGTCGGCACCGAGAGTCATAATGTGGCTTCGCGCTTCTGGTGTGACAGCTATCGGCATGCTCACCCGTACCCACGCGGGAATCTCTACTATGTAGTGCGTCGTCACTTAGGGATGACACAAGCACAAGTCGCACAGGCATTCGGATGCACACTCCACGCTTGGAAGTATCGTGAGCAACGCAAGCGCATGTACTACCTCGCCGAGATACTCGCGTTGCTGGAGTTGTCCGGGTTAACGACCGACGAGTATGTGAAGTTGCTCAATGATGTCGCATAGTTATCAAGGCCATGCCCCCCTAGCTTACTTCACGAGAAGTATAAAACTCGTGCACTATCAAGGTAGATTCGGATTCGAAACCTACCGTAACCCCCTGAAATCACTAGCTACAATCGCCGATTTCGAATCAGATTTGAAAACGAAGCGGGTACCGGTTACAGCTATACCCAAGCACCCACATAAAAAATCCTATTACCTTCTCAAACACTGTTCGTATGAGCGATGAAGAGTCCCCAAAAATTCCAGAGCCTGATACTGACTCAAACAGTGTTATAGATATATTGCCGCCAATATTAGAGCCCAAGGCTAAGACAAGGCACCATGTCAGGAGCGAGATATTGGCAGACCAGATTAGGGATTTAGGCATGATGGGCTTGAGCATGAGCCAAGCCGCGCTAGGGGCTCGTATTAGCACTGAGATGCTCAAAAAGTATTACCAGGAGGATTACAACAGGGGTGCTAGTTCGTTGTCTAAAAAGCTTGCTACGAAGGCTATAGAGAAAGCTTTGAATGGCAATACGCCGATACTGCTGCATTTGATAAAGACCAAATTGGGATGGAGCGAGCAGCAGGTTATAGAGCACATTGGCGAGGTGCGAGCGGTGGTTTCCAACAAGCCGCTTAGCAAGGAAGAGTTTATCACTAAGTATCTGACTGAGGATAAGGGCGATGTGGATTGAGCACAGCTTTAAAGACTCTGAAGAGCAGGTAAAGCGATGCCCTAAGTGTGAGGTTATTGCCACCGAGAAGATGGAAGAGGATGTGCCTTACACGAGCCTGACACCCGGCAGAAGTAGAACATACTTTGTCTGTAAGAACCCTCGCTGTGCGGTAAAGAAGATTTACGACATTAGCGACATAACATTGCTCGACAATGACAGAGCAAGACGTTGATCAAAATGTTATTTGGGCGCCTCAAGCCGGACCACAACAAGCATTTGTTGATTGCCCTATCACACTCATAGGCTATGGGGGAGCGCGAGGCGGCGGCAAGACTGATGGCGTACTGGGTAAGTTTGCTATCAAGCAAGAGCAGTTTGGCCCTGACTTTAACGCTATCTTTTTCCGAAAAGAGCTACCCCAAGCAGATGACTTAATAGAACGCGCTAAGCAGATTTACCTACCCCTACGAGCACACTGGCAGGACCAGAAAAAACAGTTCACTTTTGAAGGTGGGGGAAGGCTACGCTTTCGACCTCTGGCAAGTGACACCGATGCCGAGAAATACCAGGGACAAAACCTTTCTGATTGTGCTGTAGAAGAGGCAGGAAACTACGCTGACCCTAGCCCTATCTGGAAACTGTTTGGAGCGCTCAGAGGTAGAGGTGGGGGGCAGATTATTCTTACCTTTAACCCTGGCGGTGTAGGGCATGGATGGCTTAAGGAGTTGTTTATCAAGCCAGCTCCAAAGGGCATGAAGGTGCTAAAGAAAGAGCTGCCGAACGGGGCTTACTTTGATTACATCTACATTCCAAGCCGGGTACACGATAACCAGATCCTGTTAGCAAAGGATCCAAACTACATTAACCGATTGCACATGGTAGGAAGCCCGGAATTAGTACGGGCATGGCTAGAGGGAGACTTTGAGATCCATGAAGGTAGTTACTTTCCTGAGTTTAGCTCTAAACACATTATTGCTCCTTTTAACGTACCAAAACATTGGCCTCGTTACTTGGGTTATGACTGGGGTTATAGGTCTCCTTTTGCTGCTGTATGGGGCGCTGTTAGCTCTGGCCGTAACGATAGAGGTGTTGAAGTTCCGTATCCTAAAGGCTCAATTATCATCTATCGAGAAATGTGGGGCAAAGGAGTTGATAATGTTGAGCAAGCCAATCGAATCGCATCTGCTTCAGTAGGAGAAAACCCAATAGCAGTGGCAGACCCCAGTATTTTCTCTGAAGAGGGTGGTCCATCGATTAATGACCAATTCACAAACGTCTTTGCCAGATACAAACACCCTTCTTTTAGACGAGCTGACAATGACAGATTGTCGGGGTGGTCTCAGATTCGGCAAAGACTGGTAGGTAACCCGCCGTTACTCTACATCTTTGCGACTTGTCCCTACCTCTTAGAAACTCTACCATCAATGTCGATTGACAAACGCAACCCAGAAGACCTCGACAC